ATGCCGTGGAAACATAATTCAAGAACCATAAGCGAAGGACGAAGCTGGACTTCTGACGATGGTTTAAAACACCCTCAAAACTGGGCAAGTTGTTGGTCAGACGCTGACAAAAAGTCTTTTGGCTTAACATGGGAAGACCCGCCAGCCGTTTTTGACAGCCGTTTTTATTGGGATGCAAATACAGCAAAAGCACTTGATGATTTAAAAACTCAATGGGTTACAACCACTAAGCAAACCGCCAACAGTTTGTTGTCCTCTAGTGATTGGTATGTAACTAGAAAAGCAGAGTCTGGTTCAGGTATCCCTGCTACAGTGCAGGATTACAGGTCTGCGGTGCGTGTTAAATGCACGGAGATAGAAACCACAATAAACAGTGTTACTAGCATAGATGATTTTATTAAATTGTTTGAGTCGAGCGATGGGTCTACCCCTGAAATCAACGATTGGCCGACAGCTCCGGAAGGTCTTTAAATGCCGGTAACTAAGTTACAGTTTAAACCCGGAATAAACAAAGAAACAACCTCTTATAGTAATGAGGGTGGTTGGAACGACTGTGACAAAATTAGATTTCGTTTTGGTTATCCTGAAAAAATAGGCGGCTGGGAAAAGCTGACCAACAACACCTATCTTGGTACTCCTAGAACCTTACACACTTGGACAAACTTAGCTGGCGACAAGTTTTTAGGTTTGGGGACAGATAGAAAGTATTACATTGAGTCTGGCGGGACATATAACGACATTACGCCTATAAGACTTACGGTTAAAAAAGCTGTTAACGAAACTTTTACTTTAACAGGTTTAACTTTAACTTCTGGCCTTGGTTCTGTTACACTTGATGCAACACAAGTGGTTGACACTAACACTGAAATAGTCGGTGTAACTGTTCTTGGCACAGTAGAAGTATCTATAGAGCCCGGTGTTCTTGTTCCTGTTGGTAATTAAAGGATGAGCAATGACAAATGTAAATGTTTCTCCTTTAAGTGTTTCCACCACTTCCACCCTTGGGTCTGCCTCTGTTCATATTAATTCTGCACCTGTTTCAGGTGCCGTTATTACGGTTACAAGCACTTTCAACAGTACAACTGTAACAATAAACCACACTGGTCATGGAGCGTTACAGGGTGACTTTGTTACGTTTACCAGTTGTGAACTGCCTTCACAACTTAGCTCTTTAGTCACTTTGTTGGTAAAAGAACATGAGATCGTAACCGTCCCTAACAGCGATACATATACGATTACTCTTTCTGCAAATGCCGGTTTTACGTTAACGGATTCCGGTTTAATTGAAGCTGAATATCAATTAAACAGAGGTTCAACAACACAATTACTGGGCTCTGGTTGGGGTGCAGGAACTTGGGGTGCTGATGGTTGGGGTTTAGCTTCCTCTGACCCGATTTCATCGACCACGGGCCTTCGTATATACACACAAGACAATTTTGGTGAAAATTTAATACTTTGTCCAAGAGGTGGAGAACTATTTTTCTGGCGCGAAAATGACGGTGTATCTACTAGAGCCTTCAAGATAAGTGACTTTAGTACGTCCGTACCTTTAAAAAATAGGCAAGTTATGGTCACAAGTGATCGTCATGTTCTTGTCTTTGGTACTACACCACAAGGGTCTACCGAACTAGATAGGCTTTTAATTAGATTTAGTGACCAAGAAAACGCTTTTGATTGGGCCGCAACCGCCACCAATACTGCGGGTGATTTAAGAGTTGAGAGCGGATCAGCAATCGTACAAGCGGTTAAAACACGTAGAGAAATAATAGTTCTAACCGATTCTTCCGTTCACAGTATGCAGTTTATAGGCCCTCCTTTTACTTTTGGCATAAACCAAATATCTACCAACACAACCGCTATATCCCCAATGGGGGCAGTGGCTGTAGAAGATGCCGTCTTTTGGATGGGTAAAAACAGGTTTTATGTTTATGAGGGCCGCGTCCAACCTATTCCCTGTACCGTTAGAGATCACGTGTTTAACGATCTAAACGAAGATGCTATTGAAAAAATTGTAGCAGGCGTTAATTCTGAGTTTGGGGAGGTGTTTTGGTTCTACCCTTCTGCTTCATCAACCGAAAATGATAAGTATGTAGTTTATAACTATGAACAAAAGATTTGGTATGTAGGTGCATTTGGTAGGTCTGCTTGGATTGACAAAGGTATCTATGAGTATCCAATGGCTAGTGTTACTACTTTAATATACAACCATGAAAAAACAAACGATGATGACGGCACAGCAATGACCTCGTTTATTGAGTCCAGTCCAATAGATATTGGGGACGGGGATGATTTTGTCTTTATACAACGTTTGATACCAGACATTAGTTTTAATAACTCTGAAACAAACGCAGTTAATCAGGCGGTCTTTACTATAAAAGGAGAGCGTTTTCCGGGTACAGGGTATGTAACATCTAAGGCGGTGAATATTGGAGACAATGCTACTCAAAACTATGTTCGCGTAAGAGGCCGGGCTTTTGGTGTACGGGTGGAGTCTAGCAATAGTTTAATGAACTGGAGACTTGGTTCTCCTCGTGTAGAGCTTAGAGCGGACGGTAAGCGATGAGTGTTAGTAAAGTACCTTTACCGCAGTTTCCTTTACCACCAGAAGAATACGACCGTGTTTATTTTGACGAACTTGTTAGGTCTCTAACTCAACTCGTGACCCAAATACAGAACCCCGGTGAGCTGCGCGGCACAAAAATAACACTAACTGACTTACCGACCTCTGACACAGGGTTAGAAAGTGGAGCTTTGTATAACGATGGTGGCACAGTAAAGATAGTCACCTAATGGACTAGACGGGAAAAACATTGTATATTATGGGCGTAGGACCAGATTTGAGTGGTTAATATGAAAAACACAGCGGTAAAAAAAGAAGAGTTTAGCTTCCCTGACGGCGGAATAGCCGACTTTTACATGGAAGATCATGAGATTGAGGCCCTTGAAAGGGAAGAAGCTGAGCAGGAATTTGGTTCCGAAGGCATTGCTACTTTCAATCCGGTTGCTCAACGCATGGCTTCTTATGGTCGATTTGGCGACGACACGGTTGCTCACGTTGAGACGGGCGAACTTATTGTCCCAAAAGCTCTTATTGAGAACAACCCTAAGCTCCGCGATTCTATTTTTACTCATCTTAAAGAGTTGGGCGTAGAAAACCCTGAGCGTTATGTCGTTGGTTCCGGCATAAACTCCATCAATCCTGAAACAGGTATGCCTGAATTTTTCTTAAAGAAAATATTTAAGGGCGTTAAGAAAGCTGTTTCCGGAGTTGCTAGAGGCGTTAAAAAGACATTTAAAGGTGTGGGTAAAGTTCTTAAAAAAGTAGCCCCTATCATTTTGCCTATCGCATTAGCTATGACCCCGCTTGGTCCTATTTATGGTGCCGCCCTTGGTTCTGGTATCGGAACTTTAGCATCTGGAGGAGACTTAAAAGATGCTTTCAAGAGTGCGTTGATTGCAGGCGGCACGGGCGCGTTGTTCTCAGGGTTTACCGGAAAAGGAGCTACTTTCACTGAAAGAGTGGGCAACGCTTTGTCCGATCCAGCCGGTCGTCTTGCTCAAACAGCGTCTGGAGTAAGGGGCACCTTTACCGGTAAGGGGTTAACTGGTGAAGGCACGTTGTTCACTGATTTTGTGCCAACTACAGACGTTCCTACAGTAACGTCCGACGCAAGCACTGGGTTCCAAAGCCAATATGCGGATTCCGGGGCAACCATGACAGATGCGGGCACTGGTCCACTAAAAGTGGGAGAGCCCTTAAAAACCGGTTCAGACGCGTCCGATTTCTTAGTAAAACAAGCGCAGGACAGGAATCTTTTAGCTCAAAACACTGGTATAACATCTCCTTTAGATAGCATACCAAAAGAAAACTTAATTCCTTCGGGAACAGGGACTACAGAACCGGGGCTGTTTGAAAATTTAACCGGTAAGTTTGACACCACTATGGACTTTTTGACTGGCGGCACACCCAGCCAAGACGCGATTTTACAAAGAGCTTCTGAAATAAATACAGAATTGGCTTCAAAAGGTCTTAAAGAGTTAAGCACTAAAGACGCGATAGCCCGAGCTACTGAACAACTTTCCCCCGGTTTTATTCGTAAGTTTGGCCCCTCTGCGGCATTAGCTACAGCCGGTCTTGCCGCAGGCGGTTTCTTCGACAAGCCGGAAGAACCAGAGTTAAACATTGATGATATCCAAGGAACCACAGGTTCCGACCTTCTTAGAGCCAATCCAGACAAATATATGTTAGCCGGTAGAGGCGAGGGTACAACAGGCCCGGTTGTCGTGCCTACAGATTACCAGTTTACGGGTCAAATGCCTGATTTTAGGTCTATCTACCCACAATTTGCAGCAGACGGTGGCGAAATCTTCCCAAGGCGTACCGGCGGCATCATGCCAAATGAAGGAACACCCGGAAAAGATAGTGTAAGAGCCATGCTGATGCCCGGTGAGTTTGTTATGACTACGGATGCGGTAAAAGGCATGGGCGGCGGTAACAACGAAAAGGGTATAAATCGTATGTATGACATGATGCGTAACCTTGAGTCTCGTGGAAAGGCAATGGCATAATGGCAACAGATACCCAAATTCAAATTGTCCGCGAAGATCCAGAAATTGAAGCCTATCGGTTAGGCTTACTAGAATCTGCAAAAAAGTTAGCTGACCAACCGGTTGATTTACCTGCACAGCAAGTTGCAGGAATGTCCGGACTTTCTACCGCCGCGATTGATATGGCTCAGCAAGGGCTAGGCTCGTATATGCCGTTTCTTCAACAAGCTGGTCAGGCCATGGACCCCTCTGGCATTTCTAGATACATGAATCCGTATCAACAGGCCGTTCAGGCAGAAATAGACCGTTCCTTTGATATGCAACAAAACCAAGCGGCAGGGCAAGCCTTTGGCGCAGGGGCTTTTGGTGGTGGTCGGGCGGCCATTCAACAAGCAGAAATAGGCCGCAACAGAGCGCAGGCACTGGCACAGTCTCAGGCGCAAAACTTTTTACAGGCACAACAAGCACAAAGACAAGCCGCACAAGACTTCGGTCGCATGGCAGAGCTTAGTCAGGGTCTTCAACAACGTGAGACAGGCTACTTGTTTGATTTAGGCAAACAGCAGCAAGCTCAGCAACAGGCTGAACTTGAAGCAGGTCGTCAAACTCAAATGCAGCAACTGTATGAGCCGTATCAGCGTTATGCTTTTCTTTCAGATATTTACAAGGGTGCGCCGTCAACTCAGCAAACTATTGCGTCGGGCATATCTCCTAGTGTTTCACCAGCTCAGCAGTTCCTTGGTCTGGGCATAGCAGGATTGTCCGCGGCAGGCGGAGCAGCAAAAGCGGGGTTATTCGGATGAACAGAAGTGTACTAGCGCGGCAAATGTTTGCTAAAGGCGGAGCCGCTGGTTTTCCTGACCTGAATAAAGACGGTGATATTACACAAGCCGACATCCTGATGGGACGCGGCGTAGAGTTCAAGCAAGAAGGCGGTATTGCCGGTATGATGCCAGAACAGCCTCCTGCCATGGCCGCCGGTATGGCCGCCGGACAGGCGGCTATGATGCCAAACCCCGGTGCTCCTGCCCAACAAGCGGCAGGTGTTGTTGATCCTGCGGTTATAGAACAGATGCTTGCGGGTGCCGTAGAAAGCGGTATCGGGGATTTAGAGAACATAGAAGACCCCGAAGATATGATGAATGCTATACGTGGCGACGAAGCTAGTGTCGAGGAGCGTTATGCTGAGCTGGCTCAAGTTGTGGGTCCGGAAGACGCGCAACAGACTCCGGAATCGGTTTTGGCTCTGGTTCAGCCCGTTATGATGATGTCCTTTGTAGACCAAGGCATTGGCGAGCTTGCTCAAGAAGAAATGTCTGCTCCGGTAGAGGGTGCGATGGCACAGGGCATAATGTCAACAGTGCCCCAGCCTGAACCGCAGCCGATGCCCATGGAGGGGGCACCTCCCGTAAATTTTAAAGATGGCGGGCTGGTCCGCCGCGGAGACAACCAGCCGGTTCAATACTATGCAAAAGCTGGAGAGGTAGCCTTACCCGGAACTTTACGGTCAGGTATGCGCTTTCCTGTAAACGATTTAATTCGTCAAAACACCTTGCGGAATATAGATGCGGCTCAGGAAGCCACGGCTAATCGTGCGTTATATAGCCCGGAAATAGCCGCACTTATGCCCCCTATTGACAAGCGTGGTGATGGCTCTCGTCTTCGTGAGCTGGTAGAGGGTCAGCGCGAACTATATCGTGAATACGGGTTGGGTGACCCAGAATCACGCGCCGCGGACCTTGAAGAGCAGAAGAACTTAACTCAGTCACAAATGTTGTTTGACATTGCTAACACTGCCTTAACTTTTGCTGGGGGCATTCCCGGTGAACGGCCCGGTATGAGTGCGGCAGAACGTCTTGCAGCCGCCGCAGTGGCGACTAAACTACCACAAACTATCGGTGCGCGGGCACAGGCGCAACGTGAATTTGAAAGAGACTTGAAAAAAGAAGGTCGCACCATGGACCTTGCCGCTCTTCAGTCTGCCGAGACTAAACTTGCCGCAGAGGTCGCTCAAGAAGATGCACTTGAGATTGCAAGAGCTAAACCTAAAAAGGCTTCCTTCATAAACGTGCTGGATAAAACTGGCACTAAAAATCTAGGGTCGCCGGACATAAGCACCGCCGCAGGTCGTGCCGAAGCAGAAAAGCTGTTGTCTGAAAACGAAGGTTCGTTCTCAACAACTAATATGCCTCGTGAGCCAAAAGAAAAAGATGTAGTGCTTTACGACGTTAAGACCGGTGCTCAATCTCCGATCTTTGACAAAAACTCTGAGCAGGGGAAAGCTGATATGCAGGCTTGGCGTAAAGCCAATCCTTTACCAGAAGGCGAATCATATATGATGCTGAAGCCTCCGACAGCTCCTACCCCGGACAAGCCGATTACGGAAAGAGCCTTCTTCGACAAGTTTGGGTTCAGTTTTGCCGCCTTTGAGCAATTATCCCCAGATATGCAGAATTATGTACGCGGCCTGCCTGTCCTTACGAATAAGGATTACTTTGCTAAGTACGGCGTTACTAAAGAGCAGTTCAGTGCTCTTGATCAAGAGACACAACAATTTATGATGGGTCTGCCTGTCCTTACGGATAAGGATTACTTCAGCAAGTACGGCATGAACAAAGAAGAGTTTATGGCGTTGCCAACAGAAACTAAGAACCGTCTGTCACGGGTTGAACCTGACCGCAAAACCGTGGTTGTTGAAGGTCAAATTATCGACATCACTGAGGGCAAAACCCCCGTCGCAATCTTTGGTGATAAAACTCGCAAAACGCTTACTGTTGACGGTGAGGTCATCGACATTACTGATCCAAACAATGTCGAAGTTATCTACGGTGATAAAAAACGCGACATTCGCTTGGTTGACGGTCAGCTCGTGGAGATTAAAGAGGGGCAAGAAACACCGGTTGCTATCTTCGGTAAGAAGACACCTAAGAATGGTACTTTCGAGAACATGATACTAAAGAACGGTGATAATATTATCGTTAAGAAGGTTGGCTCTACCTTGTATGATGTAAACGGTGAGGTCATTGACCTAGCTACCCCGCAATACGAAGGCGCAGTGCTTGTAAGTAAAGACAGAGCTTTTGCTGATGTTAAGCTGGCTCGCTCTCAGGCGGACGCCTCTCGTAGATTGCGTGGGCTTCAGCAAGACCAAGGCGACGACTTCATTGCTCGCCAGATTTCAGGCTCTGACGACATTTTAGGTATGCAGGGCGGAAGAAACACTTCCAGAGTGGTTCTGGATGCTTTAGGTGCCGCCCGTAAAGGTGTTGGATTCTGGTCTAAACTCAAGCAGGTATTCAGTGAAGCCGGTGGAGCCATCGTCCCCGCTCTTAGAGACGTGGCCGCAGATGAAGTTGAAGCCGGTAACTTTATTGACTCCATCAACATTCTTGGCCGTGTAGCGTTGGCAAACAGCCCGCGTATTGCAGAGGGCGAACAGCAACGCTTGGCTAGCTTGTTCCCAAGCACAGATAACTTCTTAGCCAACCCTGAAAACGCTGTACGTAAACTGGTGGGCTTGAAACGCTTGATGCGCGAAGAGTATAAAACTAATCTTGAAACGCTAGCTTCGTCTAGTGATTCTACAATCCGCAGAAAAGCGGAACAGCAAAACCACTCTATTCGTGGCGTTTTGAAACTGCTAGAAACTATACCTGATCGCGGCTTTGTAAGTGATACACAGTTTGACGAAACTATTTCAGGTTTGGTAGACATGAGAAATCAACGGACGGGGCAGTAAATGGCAGAAGACAACACCACTCAAGATCAGCCGGTTTCCGTCTTCTCTGAGGATAACCCGTACAAAATCATAGATTACACTAAAGACGAGCTTCAGTTTGTTTATGACCGGCATGGTGGGGAGTCAGAAGAGGCCCTTGCTAAAGCCACGGCATCTATAATCAATAAAATGCCTCAGTACCAAGGTATGGCCGATTACACCGACCTTGTTCAAGGCCGTGCCCCTATACTTGACATGGTTCCGTTGCCACCAGATGCAAGAGGTTCTGCGCTAACCGATGATCAGATCTTGCGCCTGTTTACATCTCTTAAAGGCACAGGAGACGAAGGCGTTCCAACTGAAACAGATATGTTTCTTAAAGGTCTTTCCAGAGGTACACTATCTCTGGCTGGCGGTTTTGCTGGAGCAAAAACTGCGGCTACCGTCGCTCCGCCATATGTCCCTCTTCCGGGTCCAGCCGCTCCGTTAGGTGTTTTGTCTAAGCCCGTTTCGGGATTGGGCGGCTTTATCGTTGGATCTGGTGTCACCGATCTGTTTGTTGGTAAGCCCGCCGCGGACGCCTTGTTCGGCGACCTTGTTGATATCCCGCTTACGCCAAAAACTGAGGCTTACTTACGGAACTTCGAGTCCGCAGGTAGTGTCGCACCTTTTATTGCTTCCCCGTGGCTGGCCCCAAGAGCCGCGTTTAGCACAATAGATAGCTTGAGAAAACTTCCAGTAGCTAATCAGGTAACTGTGTTATCTGCGGATGACATGGCGAACCCTTTAGTTACGCGCTACCTGTCTGGAAAGATTTCAGGTATGCCAACCAATCGTCAGTTTACCTTCTTACGTGATCAGATATTCCGTCAGAGTAAAGAAGCGGGCGAGGACATTACATTAAAAGAAGCTGGAAAGTTAGCGGCCCAACAACTCAATAGACCCGGAAAATTTACTCGTGGTGCAATAGCCACCGTAGATTTTGCAGAAAAAGCTTTAGTGGGTGGGGGTCAGGCTTTTCGCTCGTTAACTCCTCTACAAAAATCCGGGGTTGTCGCAGTGGAAACGACTGCGGTCCCTGCTACGTTTGGGGCAGTTGATATTGCACAAGATATGTACGGCCCTAGAGCAGAAGGGCCGCGACTAGGTGCCGAAGTGATTGGTAGCTTGGCACCCTCTGTTAGTCTTCTTAAGCTTGCGCCAAAAATCTATGGCTCAACGGTTAGCTATTTAAGCAGGCTTAGGGAAAACCAAATTTTAAAAAAGCCTATAGATGTTTTTGGCACACGGGCCAAAGCTCAGAACCGCGCCAGAGAAGACTTGTTCCAAGCGTTTGAAGACAATCGAGAAGACCCGGATGCGTTGCTAAAAGCACTGGAAGAAAAGCTAGTTGATCCTGTGTATAAAGACGGGAAAATTGTTGGTTATAAGATGAAGCCTGAGTTTCAGCCGAAAACGGGTGAAACCAAAACACCAATTTTTTCTGGTCAGTTTTTAGACGATGAGTTCATGGCGTTGAACAGGCTTGAGCAGTTGGTTCTTGACCGTGGTGGCCCGACGCTAGGCACTGATCGTGACCTTAATTTTATTAAAAGTATGGAAATGCAACGCGGTACAGTGTTCGCGCTCCGCGGAACTGGCGATCCAGAACTTGTTCGTCTTGCCGGTCAGATGATGCAAGACCGCATCGGTATGCTTATCAATATGCGTATGGAAAAGGCTGTTAACCAAACCATTGCGGCAGTTCAAAAGATATACCCCGAGGGTGGCGCAGAAGCTAGCCGTATTCTAGGACAGCGTTTAAACGGTGTTATTAAAAATCAACAACAGCTATTCCGTCGGCTTGAGAAAAATGCGTGGAGTAGTATTGATCCTAACCAGACGTTTACAAAATTCTATCGTGTAGACGAAGAGACCGGAGAGTTTGTAGAAAACGCTGTTCCTAACTTTATTGAAGAATGGGATGCTACCATAAACGGTCTGGACGATTTAGGTAAAAGCTCTCTTATAGCCGATCCGGCTATGACAAGGATAAATGAGCAGATCGTCAACCTGAAAAAACAGTTAGGTTTGGATGCTACAGACACTCTTGGCCCATCTACGCTCCCTGCCGTAGCTAAATTTGACGAAGCCTTCCAAGGCTCTATGGGAACCGGTGGGCGTGACAGCTTCCTGCGTATCTTAGATCAGGCGGGTCTGACAGGCCCGATCAACTCTCGCGTGGATGACTTGCTTGGAAGTGTTTCACAAAATGCTCGCAACCAATATCAAACAAGGCTAACAAGCGGTGGATTAAACATGAACAACGCCGATGAAGTCCGTAGTGCCGCCCAAACAGCGGATGAAATAGCTGAAAATTATAGAAATATTGCAGCTCAAGATCCGGGCGGTGAGCAAGGTAAAAGGTTGTTAGCGGATGCACAAAATTCTCAAGACGACGCTACTCTTTTAAGAGCTCATGCGGACGACCTCGAAAACCCACAGACGGGCACTGTTGGTTTGAATGACATAGAGCCCACAGAAGCAAACATCAAAGCTTTGGGCGACCTTGAGCAAAGATATGGTGGTCGTAAGAACAGAAACTCTCCTGTAGCTAACCTGATACGTTTAAAACGTCAGGCGTTGATTGCACAGCTATCTTCCGAGCAGGGCGCGGCGGCAACAGGCGTAGCGGTAGAGCCTATTACAAATCGTAATTTGACCACACTTTATTCCGAAGCCCGAGCCTTGGCTCGGTCTAAGGACGCTAGCCCAAATATAGCCCGTATTGCTAACCAGCTTGCAGAAGCCGTTCTTGAAGATTTAGGAAACGGCCCTGTTGGTAATCGCGCGTTTGATTCGGCTAGAGATATCTCTTACGCCTACAACCAGTTCTTAAAAAGAGCTTTTGGTGGGGATATCTTAGCAAAAAACGCTCGTGGCAAAGACATCATTGATGAATCCCTGCTTGTAAACAAGCTTATGTCAGGTACTCCGGACGCCACCGCCTTAAAAATCAACCAGATACACAAACTGGGCGACGAGATAAAACGGTATGCAAAACAAACAGGTTTTGAAGTGGTCTCCGCCGAAGAGGTCAAGGGGGCCATAACCTCTACTGATCAGGTTTTGCTAGATGCACTCAAGCTTACCCTTAGAGACATCGAAGCTCCGATTGAAGCTCGCGCTTTGGTTCGTACACCAGAGTCTGTGGCTGTTGCACAACAACAAGCTATGGAACAATTCCGGGCTAAAAACCCGCAGATATTTGAAGTGTTTCCAGAGCTTGGTCAGATGATGGATGAAGCTGGGGACGCCGCTACTTTCTTACAGCGCGTAAAAGGAACAGCTAAGCGTTTAGAAAAACGTGTAAATGAACAGAAGGCTTTTGCAAAGCTAATAGATGCAGAAAACCCAGAAAGAGCCGTATTACACGCCCTGCAATCGGATAACCCCGTCAAAGAGCTGGATGGGCTTCTTCGGGTATTAAAAGCGTCAACTAAAGCAGAAAACCTGAAAAATATAAATAAACGCTCTTACCGGTCCGCGACTACTGGAATACCGCAATACGCAAGAGCCATACCGTTAGATGAAGCACTTGCAGGTGCTCGCCACGTTTTTCTTGGTCTAGCCTTTTCTAAAGGCGGTAAATTCAGCCAAACCGATTTCAACGCTAAGGGTGCTTACGATATGTTGTTTGACCCCATTCCGAACGCGGCCCGCGGAACACCGACCTTGTCTGACATTATGCTAAAAAATAACATAATGTCTGAGAGGGAGATGAACAGCCTTCGGACCGGTTTAACTAGAATTATCAAATCAGAAACAAAACAGGATGTTTCTCAGGCTATTATCAGAAATGAGACCCCTGCGTTGTTGGATATGTATACTCGTATCCTTGGCTCTCGAATTGGTACTGGTGTGGGTCAAATGTTGCCCGGTGGCCGCGCTACAGGTGCGGGCTTGATTGAGGCTGAGGCTGGTTCTCGCTATCTTCGTCAGTTGACTCAAGAAATTCCGGCACTGCAAGAATATGACGCTTTGGAAGCTATTCTGTTAGATCCTGAGCTGTTAGCTCTATCTTTACGGACGCCACGATCCCCCTCCGAAAAGGCTGGCATTGTAAACGCTATTGTAGATAAGTTAGGTACAATAGGTGTCGCGATCCCACTTCCCGTTGGGACACGAGCTATTCCTCTGGGCGTTCAAGAGTTTAACGAAGAAGAGGGTGGAGGCGATCAGCCGCTACCGGGAACTATTCGCGCAACTGTTCCGCAAACCTTGCAACAGCGTACAGATGACGTAAAACAACGTGCAGACGAGCTGATCAACCAACAGTCTTCTCTGCAAGTACCAGTTCCGGCGCAACCGGTGGCACAACCCACAACCACTCTTGCGTCGGCACCCCCGCCTCCTGCACCGTCAGGTCCGGTTGACCGTGCGCGGTTCGCGGCTCTTTTCCCAGAAGACAGGGACTTAATTCAAGGCATTGGGAGCTTGATGGGATGAGTTGCGTCTGCTCTAACAAAGTGTCCTCTAACATACCGGCCGTTATTGAGTTGATGTTACAGTCTGAAATGCACCGTGATTGGTTTTTGCATGATCTTGAACGGCTGGTCATACCTGCACTAAAAGAAGACAAGCTTCTTGTTATGTATGACTATGGCGACACTAAAGAGAAAGCGCACAAGGAAGCGTGGCCCACGGGCCTTTTTTCATACGCGTTTCTAAACAAGGAACAAGAGGCGGGTTATAAGGACGGGTCTAAAAAATTAACTCCAGACATCTGGAGCAACGGTCCCAATGATGGTATGTTATACGTGATAGATTTCATAGCACCGTATAACAACGCATTAAAAGTAGGTAGATTTGTACAAAAGGTTTTGACGGAACGCTATATTGAAAGCTATCCATTTGATGGAGCTAATTTTATCCGTCAGGCTCTGGGTAAACGGTTGGGCTACGCAACAGCATTACAGTCCGAACTTGATGTAAGGAGATATTGCTGTGCTGTATAAAAAGCGTTGGTCTGACGGCCTGAGCCAAGATTTTGATTACCTTAACGAGTTTGAAGCAAAGGTTTATTGTTTTGGCGGTGATGGCGGTGGTAACGGTGGTGGTGCTTCTTCAGAACCAAAAGGAACTACCTTTAGAGGCGGCAAAATAAGTGGTGAAACAAAAGTAAATGTTCCCGACGCTCCTCCTTCTAGACCTTCGTCTAATATAATTGAACAGAGGAACAAGCAACGCACTTTAGATATGGTTAATCGCGCTGCTCAGGATTCTTTGCGGAGTAAACAAAACATTCAGCCGCAAGCTTTGCCTGCCCCACCACAAAACGCAACTAGCCTTGGCGATATTTTTGGGGCAAGAGTACCGAACAGTTTATCACAGGGTGCCCCTGAGCAAAACGTGCCAACATTTACTCCGGCTTCTTTCACCACAGAGCTTCCTAGCGTAACTTCTCTGCCGTCAACAGCAGATATGATAAACATGGCTCCAGCCATGAACGTAAATACTTACAGTCCGCCTACACAACAGAACGTAAACCCTTTAAGCGTTGATTTGGGGCCCGGAACATTAACTCCTACTTTTGACCCAAGAGGTCAAGGCGTTGGTTTAGAGTTTAATATGCCCTTCAACACCTCTAGTGTTAGCCAACAGGGTATTGGTTCCTTAGACCAAAGTGCCGTGATGGAGGCTTTAACGCGGGGTGTAAACAATCCGACCCCCATGCCTGCTGGATCGGTTCAAACCGCAGGTATGTTTGACAACGTGTTTGGAACGCTTACCGCTCCACTTGAATATGTCGGAAACAACTTGGTAAAAAAGGGTAACACTTATACTCCGCGTGGTAGCGGCGGCATAACCTCCACGCGCCAAGAACCTTCAATGTTTGACCAGATTGCAGGTACAGGTAAACAACTTGCCGATCAGGTTGGCCTTGGTAGCGTGTTCGACTAAAGCAACCAATCCCGCGCTTCTTCGCCCAAGACTTTACCAGCAAGGTCAATCTTGCTTCTTAGAGCTTTAAGTATCTTTTCGTCAATAGTGTCCGGCGCAACAAGGTCAACATAGGTGACCTTGTTAGACTGACTTATGCGGTGAGCACGATCTTCAGACTGTAATCTTATCTCTAAATCGTAGCTGTTGCTAAAATAAATGACCGTATTGGCCGCAGTTAGCGTGATGCCGTAGCCACCGGTTTTTGGCTGGCCGACAAAAAACCGTAGCTCGCTGTCCTTATCTTGAAACTTTGACACAATATCTTGGCGGTCATCCTGAACCGTTGCGCCGTAGTAGGTTGCGACCGCTTCGGGCCCAAAGCGGTCGCGCAGGGCCGAGGCTATCTGTTGGATGTCCTGTGTATAGGTCGCCCAAATGATTGCCTTTCCCTGTAACTCGTCGCAGATGTCAACCAACTCTTTATATCTGTTGCTTGTCACAGACACGATGTTACCGTCGTCATCTGTGATATGCCCGCAACAGATTTGCTGTAACCGCATAATTTGTGTCAACACACTAGCGGTTGTGGACAGCTCGCCATTGTCTAGCTGAGCGAGAGCAAGCTTTTTCATCTGGACATATAACTTTTTCTGCTCGTCTGTCAGAGGCACCTCACGTTTAGTGTAGACTTTGTCTGGCAAATCCAAGCAGTCTTCCTTCAAAATACGGTTGCTAAACTTTTCTAATTTTTCGTTCAGTTCATCCAGCCGACGGTAGGCTACGATCTCTTGGAACGCACGGTTGCCCATTTTTCGTTTTTGGACAACAGCATACCTGTTTTGAAAGGCATAATAACTATTGAAGCCAAGAGCACGTTCCGCCAAAAAAGTGCACTGAGCAAACAAGTCCATCGGGGACTTTGTGACAGGCGAGCCCGTTAAGATTCGCCGATACTTAGCTTCGTCAGACAGCATCATCACATTTTTTGTGCGAGTAGCCTTGCGGTTTTTAATCGTAGTGCTTTCGTCCACTACCATAATATTGTCAGGATTGTTTTTTAAAAAAGCAAAAGCGGCCTTTGTGCCACGTGGTGTGGATAACGCCTCTACGTTCATTACAAATATTTTAAGCCCCTCAAACGACTCGTACACCAGCTCTTTCATCTCTTCTTGAAACTTTTTAGCCGATGACGGTGTCCAGCGCACAATCATACGTTTTACATTGTCAGACAGATGCGCGGGTATTTCTCCCTTGACCCAGTTGTCATACACACCCTTTGGAGCTACGATTAAAGCCGCGTTAATTTTTTCAGTAGTGTACAGGGCACCAATGGTATCTATTGCGACTTTCGACTTACCTGTTCCCATTTCCATGAACAGCGCATAGTATTCCGCGGACCACGAGTCTTTCCATGCCTGATGCTGATGGTCATAGGGCTTTGTTTTAAAATTATATTCCAATACGTTTTTCTCCTTGACAATGCGAGTATATAAGAATATATATGATTATGTCAAGGCCCGAACGGTGCCTTTAACAACGAGAGGAGAAACGCGATGAGCGATGTATTCGATCAGATGGAAGCCGATTTTGAAAGTAGTATGGCATCTTCCATCGAAAAAATGGACCAAGGTGACTTAACTACAGTTGCCGGTATGGCCCGAGCAATCCGTGACAAAGAGCAAGAAGTCGCCGCCCTTGAGCAAAAGCTGAAGGACGAAAAGAAAGTTTTGCTCAAACTCACTGATGAAGAATTGCCTACCATGCTTGCAGAGATAGGTCTGACTAGCATGAAACTTGACGATGGCTCTGAGGTGACCGTCAAGCCAACTTATGGGGCATCTATCCTCGTTGACAATCGACCAGCCGCATATGACTGGCTGAGGGAGCATGGTCACGATGACATCATCAAAAATACGGTTGCCTGTGCGTTTGGTAGAGGCGAAGACGACCAAGCGTCGGCCTTCAAGTCCTTCGCTGAAAAGCAAGGCTACTATGCCGAACAAAAAACGGAAATCCATCCGCAAACACTCCGTGCGTTCGTTAAAGAACGGGTGGAAAGTGGTGACGAATTTCCGATGGAACTCTTCGGAGCATACATCGGACAAAGAGCCGTCGTGAAAAGGAGCAAATAATGGCTGAAAAGAAAAATGCTGTAGCAGAGCAAAAAACTGCTGAAATCGTCCAGTTTGACCCAACAATGTTCGAGGAAGACGCTGGTGTTGGTCTGGAAAATATGGGTCAAGACGATCTTGCCCTGCCGTTTCTTAAAATTCTGGGCGGCATGAGCAAGGAGCTTGATGATCTGGAAGACGCTCGTAAGGGTGATATCTACAACACTGTGACCGGCGCGGTCTACAAAGGTAAGGACGGTATCAGAGTAATACCTGTTGCCTACCAGCGTCGTTTTATTCAGTGGGCACCTCGCGGCGAAGGCACTGGCGCACCCACGGCTATCTATAGCCCCGGCGAAGCTATGCCAAAGACTGAGCGGTCCACAGAGGACAACAAAGAATACGTCATGGACGGTTCCGGTCAGTACATTGAAGAGACGCATCAGCACTTTGTTATCGTACTGCATGAAGATGGTGCGGCAGAAACTGCACTTATCGCCATGAAGTCCACGCAACTGAAGAAGTCACGTAAGTGGAACAGCATGATATCGTCACTGACGATGCAAGGTAAGAACGGGCCCTTCACACCGCCACGTTTTAGTCACGTTTATCTACTGAAGACCCTGCTTGAAGAAAATAGCAAGGGTAGCTGGCATGGCTGGGAAATGAGCCGTGTCGGTCCGGTAGAGGATGCGGCTACATACAATCGCGCTAAGGATTTTGCCAAGAGCATCACCGAGGGCGATGTGGTTGTGAAGCATCAAGATGAGTCCGCTGGTAACGAAACACCGGACAACATCCCGTTCTAAACAGTAGGGACGGCAGAATTCTTCTGTCGTCCTTTTCCTTGGGAATTATCATGTCTGTAGAAAAGTTTTCAGCCATCTTTGACGGGCTCAAGCTCGCATATGGCACATATAAAATCGAAAAACAGCAGGCGAACGGAAAGCACTCCGGACGGGCCGCCATCGTGCGCGAACCACGGACCACGGCTCTCTGGGAGGGACACCTGTCCGGTAAAGGACGTTCTGTTGGCATTATTCCAATCAATGAAGACAACCTCTCTGTTTGGGGCTGTATCGACATTGACCAGTATCCATTAGATCATAAGCTTCTTGTCGAAAAGATAAGAAAAATGAAACTGCCTCTTGTGGTCTGCCGGTCAAAGTCCGGTGGGGCGCACTGCTTTTTGTTCACCACAGAATGGGTAGAGGCCAAAGATATGCAATCTACCCTGCAAGAGATATCTGCCGCGCTCGGTTACGGCGGGTGCGAAATTTTTCCAAAACAGGTCAAGCTTCGTCTCGACAGGGATGACGTAGGTAACTTTCTGAACCTGCCTTACTACGACGCTGAGGATGGCCTACGTTACGCGATCAAAGACGATGGCACCTCGGCTACCCTAGACGAGTTTATCGCACTGTACGAGGCTCACAAGCAAACTCCTGAGCAGTTGCTTAAACTCCAGATAGGGGATGACGCCAAAGAGTCCGCCCCAATGAAGGACGGCCCGCCATGTCTACAGCATTTGCTGAAGGACAAAATTAGTGAGGGCGGCCGAAACAACGGCCTGTTCAATATCGGTGTGTACTTACGCAAGGCATACCCCGATAGCTGGGAGTCCGAAATCCTGACATATAATCTGACTTATCTTGAGCCGCCGTTGCCGCTGAATGAAGTCAATATTGTGGCAAGGCAGTTAGAAAAAAAGGACTACGCCTACCGCTGTGGGGACAGTCCGATCAACGCACATTGCAACAAAGAACTATGCCAGACCAGAAAGCACGGCATCGGGGCGGCCATACAAGGCGCGGCTATCGCGAACCTTCGTAAGTACGACTCCATCCCACCTGTCTGGTTTGTCGATGTAAATGGCGAGCCGTTAGAGCTAGACACCGAAGGGCTGATGAGCCAGCCGACTTTTCAGAAAGCCTGCATGGAGCAACTTAACTTTATGCCACGCTCTGTGAGCAAGCAGGTGTGGGAAGGCCGTATCGGTGGACTGTTGACTGAGATGAAGGACAACGAGAGTGCGGTTATAGAAGTGGCAGAAGATGCCAGCATCAGCGGCCAGTTCTATGATTATCTCGAAGAGTTCTGCGTTCACTTACAGACAGCAAACGACAAAGAAGAAATCTTGCTGAAGCGTCCATGGACAGACGAGGAAACCAACGAGACCATCTTCCGGCTGAAAGACTTTGAAGCGTTCTTAAAGCGAAATAAGTTCTTTGAATATAAGACGCACAAGGTTGCTCAACGCCTACGTGATATGGGCGGCGAAAGCCGTCAAATGAAAATCAAAGGACGACCCGTGAGAGTGTGGGTAATACCCGCATACCAGATAGCAGAGGTGGATATGAAACCACCTAAGTTTCAGGCAGAACAATCGGAGGCACCCTTCTAATGTTAGTAGCAGATGGATTTGACGATGCGTTTTTAGGTATCGGCCAACGCGCCGGTCAGGACGATATTGCGGTATATGACTTTGATAAATGTGTCGCAATCTTGTGTGAGCGAGACGGTATGAACTTTGATGACGCCGTGGACTATATGTATTACAACGTCCTTGGCGCATGGGTGGGAGACAAAACTCCGATGTTCATTAAGATCTTGCCCAGCATTCAGGCTCTGCACGATGAAGAATACTAAGATATTCCGCATCTATGGTCCGCCCGGAACGGGTAAGACCACCACGCTTCTGAACAAGATTGACGAAGCTCTTCACGCTGGTGTGAACCCTTCACATATTGGCTACTTTGCTTTTACAAGGCAGGCGGCAAATGAAGCTGTAGAGCGGGCCTGCTCTCGTTTTAATTTGGACAAATCACAACTGCCGTGGTTTCGGACATTACATAGCTTTGCATTGAAGCTGTCTGGCATTCGTCAGGAACAGGTCATGCAACCGGAACACTATAAAGAACTGGGTTTCGCGCTAGGCTTTGACCTGACCGTGGATAAAACAGGAAGCGACGACGTGTTTGATTTGACTAAAACAGATAACCCTGCCATCAGCCTGATTAATCTTGCCCGATTACGTAAGGTAGACCTGCGCGAGCAGTACGACCAGAGCGACATTAATCTAGATTGGACTACGGTAAAATATATAGCCGACAGCCTGCAAGAATATAAAAACCGCTGGAACCTGTATGACTTCACCGATATGCTCGAAGTCTTTGTGCGAGAGGGCGCGGCCTTTTGCCCACGGCTCGCGCTTACTTTTATTGACGAAGCGCAAGACTTGTCCCCACTGCAATGGGACGTAGCTCATGTGCTCGAAGAACACAGCTCACGGATCTACTGCGCGGGTGATGACGACCAAGCCATCTACCGCTGGGCTGGCGCAGATGTTGAGCACTTCATCGGTCTAAATGGCGGCTATGACGTACTGGAGCAATCCTATCGTGTGCCCGCTTCTGTACACCCCCTAGCGGAGCGGGTAGCCAAGCGAATTAAACGTCGCGTCCCAAAGAACTATCTGCCTCGTGACGAAGAGGGCCTCGTTCAACATATACCGGATACCAGCTACCTTAACTTTGACCAAGGCTCGTGGCTGATACTAGCGCAAGCCGGTTACTTTTTAGAGCGGGCAACCGAAGACTTGAAGAGCCGTGGGTATCTGTTTGCCTACCGCGGCCGACGGTCCATATCCGAAGCAATAAGCGAGGCCGTCAACGGCTGGGAGCAGTTGCGTAAAGGCAAATCAGTCACGGGAAAAGTTGCACGTTCTATATATAACTTCATGTCCGTAGGTGACCGCGTTCGTCGTGGTTTTAAGAAACTGCCCGCGCTGGACGATGATGAATTAGTTAACTTGCAAGAGTTGACAACTAACCACGGCCTTGTCGCTACCATAGATATGATATGGCATGAGGCCATGGATAAAATGCCCAGCCGAGAGCGGGCATACATCACGGCTTTGTTACGACGGGGCGAAAAGTTTAATGCCATACCCCGTATAAATCTGTCCACGATTCACGGATCTAAGGGTGGGGAAGCGGAAAATGTTGCGTTGTACACGGACCTATCTCCGGCGGCAGTGAAAGCGTCAGAGACAGCCCCAGATGATTTACATCGTGTGTTTTACGTCGGGGTAACCAGAACAAAACAAAACCTGTACTTGATGGAACCAGAAGATATGAATAGGAGTTATTGGATATGAAAAAAGATACAAGGACAAAACATACAATAAAGTTTTTTATAAATATTATTCTGTTTTTTAAACTGCCTCTCCAGATAATTTTGGCGGCCTATGCTTCTTTTGTTCTAATTGCTATAACTATAGCGGTAGCTAATCATCACGGTGTTGACCAGCATATTATGGGGGCGAAATATGAAACGCGAAGAAATCCTGTCTAAGGCAGAGTCTTTAGTCAACGGCCCACGGGCCCACGAATACGGCGATGCTCACGAAAATCATGCTCGAATTGCTAGGATGTGGTCTGTGCTTTTGGACGCAGATGTTTCTGTAGAACAGGTGTATCAGTGCATGATAGCTGTGAAGCTCTGCCGGTTGATAGAAACACCGGAGCATGAGGATAGCTGGGTAGATATTTGCGGGTACGGCGCATTGGGGGGAGAGGACTAATGGTTCGATTTGTCCCAATACAACATCTGGAAGAGTATCTAGCTCAAGGTTGGGTGCTGATTAAATGTGGTAAGGAAATAGCCACGGTAAGGAAAGATTGATGTCACTACAAATGACAATGTGGGCACCAAAGAGTGAATGGGTTCCACCGGCAGAGTTACCGGACATTTTTGATGCCAAGCAAATTGCCATCGACGTTGAAACACGTGACCCGAACATCAAGACCAACGGGCCCGGATGGACAACAGGTGATGGAGAGGTTGTGGGTTATGCCGTAGCCGTTGCAGATTGGGCAGGTTATGTGCCTATTCGACATTTGGGCGGCGGCAATCTGGATGAGCGCATTGTCAATAAATGGCTAAAGAAAGTATTCGAGTGTCCTGCCGATAAGATTATGCACAATGCTCAGTATGACGCCGGTTGGATTAAGCGTATGGGCTTCACAATTAACGGGCGCATCATCGACACAATGCTAATCGCATCTCTGCTTGACGAGAACCGTTTTAGCTACAGCCTGAACAGCCTTTGTTACGAGTTGTTGGGTAAAATAAAAACAGAAAAGACTTTGCAAGAGGCCGCCAGAGAATTTGGTCTCGACCCAAAAGCAGAAATGTGGAAGATGCCTGCCATGTATGTCGGGCCCTACGCACAGAACGACGCGGAGATTACGCTTGAGCTGTGGAACTACTTATCTACTCAGCTTACCAAAGAAGAGCTTTGGCCGATAGCTAACCTTGAGCTCGACTTGCTACCGTGCCTAGTTGATATGACATGGCGCGGTGTTCGCGTTGACCAAGACCGCGTTGAGCGCACCAGAAACCATCTGGTCAAAAAAGAAAAAGAAGTGTTGACACAAATTAAGCGGGTTGCCGGTTCCGAAGTAGAACTGTGGGCGGCCGCGTCAATAGCTAAAGCTTTTGACAAGTTATCTATCCCGTACCCGAAAACTGAAAAGGGTGCGCCGTCATTTACAAAAGCTTTTCTATCTGACCACTCGCATGAACTTGCACAACTTATTGTACAAGCCCGCAACCTGAATAAGACCAGCGGAACATTTATTAATACCATAATGAAGCACTGCCACAGTGACGGCCGGATACACAGCCACATTAACCAGATACGCTCTGACGATGGCGGTACTGTCTCCGGACGCATTTCAATGAACAACCCCAACCTCCAACAAATTCCCGCTCGCGACCCTGAAATGGGGCCGATGATACGTAGCCTGTTTTTGCCGGAAGAAGGTGACCAGTGGGCGGCTATTGATTTCTCGCAACAGGAACCACGGATCTTGGTTCACTATGCTTATGTATACGGCAAGTCTCGCGGCAAACAAATGTCAGGCGTCGAAGAGTTTGTAGACAATTACCGCAACGACCCCAACATGGACTTCCATACCATGGTGGCAGAGATGGCTAGTATCCCACGTAAGCAGGCCAAGACAATTAACCTTGGCATGATGTACGGCATGGGCGTAAACAAACTGTCAGACCAGCTCGACATTGACGTAGATGAAGCAAAAGGTCTGGTTAAGCAGTACCACGAGCGTGTCCCCTTTGTTAAAGGTCTGATGAATGGTGTGCAGAACCGTCTGAACGACCGCGGATCTAGCGGGTCTATTCGGTCAATACTAGGACGTAAATGTCGGTTTGACCTTTGGGAGCCCGACACGTTTGCTATGAACAAAGCTTTGCCTTATCAAGATGCCGTTAAAGAATATGGGGATACTACTCGATTGAAACGAGCGTATACATACAAAGCTTTGAACCGGCTCATTCAGGCATCTGCCGCGGACATGACAAAGCAGGCAATGGTGAACTTGTACAAAGAAGGGCTTTTGCCTCTGATACAGATACACGACGAGGTTGCTATGTCTGTTAAAGATAAAGAACAGGCTGAGCACATTGCCAACATTATGGAAAATGCTGTACCCTTAGAAATACCCAGTAAGTGCGATGTCGAAATCGGGCCTAGCTGGGGCGAGGCAAAGTAATGTTTATTGCCGGAGAATGGAATAGTGTTCTATGCAATTTTGTTTGCCTGTTGGGCAAATAACCCACAGTTGTGTGTTAAAATATTAGATAACCGCGGCCCGTATGAAGATGTAAAGCAATGCGAAGCTCGAGTGGTTGAAATGGTCAGAGATGTGACATTTATGTGGGCAAAAACCGGTCAGCTTTTTATAATCAACCATACATCTTGCCAAAAAATAGATAATTTTCTTGCTACTTAATTTTTTAAAAAGTAAAATATAAGCTCCTCCCTTAGAAAACTGGGCTCTGTAGGCGATACAGGGCCCTTTTTTACTTGCATCTCTACAAGATATCCTATATCCTCGCTTATATAAACACAATATCTTGGAGAAACCTGTGGATATAACAAAGTGGAAATCTGTTCTTGTGCCGATTGAGGTGTATGAAGAGATTAAGAAAATGGCAAAGGCTGAAGGCCGAACCATCAGCGGACAACTCCGCATGATGTGGGAGCATTGGCGCAAGACTCACGCTTGATTTTAAAAAAAGAAAAAAATCTTGCAAAAAAAATTTACCCATGGTATGGGATAAATAAGACTAAATCTTATATAGGAGAGACCTATGCAAAAGCAAACCATTAATTTTCTGTTTGACGCTATTGACGATGTCGTTAATGGCTATAACCGCAACGGCCGTGTCAACCGGCTAGACGTTGAATTGCTAGCTTCTTGGAAAACTATTCTGAAAGCTGAAATGGAAAAACGTCAGTTGACTTTGAAGGACGTTCATCCCAGCATGATTAAAGGGGTTCAATTTGAAGCGGACTTCTCTGTGCCGGAAACAAAGAAAAAGGTAAGTCGTCCTAAGAAAAAGACTGTTGCTAAGAAACGTCCGGTGGGCCGTCCGCGCAAAACAGAATTAAAGGTGGTCTAATGATTAGCGGAGTAACTAAATGCTCCAAGTGTGACAAAAAAGCGGACGCCGTGGATAACGGCGTCCCTTATTGTTCGGAGCACTGGTTCAAATATGCTTTGGTGGATACAAATGGAATACGTGATTTGTCCGGAATGCGGCGGGGAAGGGAAATGCGAATACGAGGTAGCGTTCCCAGATCCGATGGCATGGCGAGGCGGTGAGCTTCGCGGCGTCATAATGGAATGTGAAAAGTGCCACGGTGCAGGGGAAATAGAGAATGACGATTATGATGGGTGATGGCACCTTTAAAAAGTATCTCGATATTAACCTCTGCCCACGATGCATGACCCAACTACCACCCGTAGAGGTGCACGGGCATATTCAATGCTCCGTCTGTCATCTCTACATATCAGAATGTTGTCAGGGAGAACGCTGTGAATTGCCCAAAGTGCAAGAGCAAGAGCAAAGTGTACGACAGCCGGTCACGAAGGGGGACGGTACACAGGTATAGAAAATGCCTGTCTTGCGACCACAAATATCAAACCGAAGAAGTCTTAGTTCAACCCACCAGAAAAGAACCGCGGCCCACGGCTCCAGTTAAACCGAAAAAACGGGCATTGAAACCCAGACCGCGGCGCACGGATCCGCTCATGTTAGACATAGATAGTATGTCAGATGATGAACTGATGGCGGCACTAGAAGACGGAAGCGTCAGTCCAGATATGCTAGACTAGCTTCCCAAGTCTTACTTTCTAAAAATTTATTATCAAACTTTCGGGGCAGGATACGTTTAGTAATTTGCCCCAATAAACTTTCGACCGGTTTAAACAAAACACGCTCGCAGTCCAAAGCTACGAGCGCGACAAGGTCACAATCTTTTTTATTTAAGGGTCTTTTCTTGCCGCCCACGCTGGTAACAAATTGATATGTCCAATATCTTCTTTGTCTTTTTAGCTCGCTAGACTTTACCTGTATACGAATAAGCCGACCCTCATGGTTCGCGACAATATCTATCGTGTCGAGATTTACTATCTCACAAGATACACCTAGCTTCATTAGGCGAACTGCACATATAAATTCGCCAAGCTTTCCCGCTTCAAAATTACGCAATCCATTCCCCGATGGCCGCGCCAGTTCCCATATTTAGTATAACTTTTTTAAAATATTATAGCAAAAATATTTCTTGCCTTTTACCCCATAATGTCTTATATAGAATGTGCAAACAGCGATGGTTGCAATTCCCGTAGTAGAAGCCCTCAGAGTGTCCAACAGACTCTGGGGGCTTTTCATTACTTGACATATGGGATAATGTAGGATATATAGAGAAGACAATCTTAACTACGGGAGAATAAGAATGACAGATGGTTTTATAAAACCTGAAAATCTTGACGCGGTGATGGCTGAGTCAAGACAGTGGCTTGAAGAAGTTAAGAACTGTGATGATGACGAACAGTATGCTCACGCCTGTGAGATTGGTGGGCAGATAATGGACATCAACATTTGGGATGGTTCAAAACTTTCTAACGATAATATGTGGCACTGCGAAGCTATAGAATGCTTTGATGAAAACGGCTTTCATACTCGCGGCTATAGATATCAAAATCTGTGGTCTGTGGCTAAGGAGGTAAGCTGATGCCAAAATTCAAGGTTTACGTCACGGTGTATCACCGAATTGATGTTGAAGCTAACAGCGTGGAAGAGGCGAAAGAATTAGCTGAAGAAGAAATTTGGGACGATCACATTAAGGATGTGATTATTGATGTTGAGGAGAATGAAAATGACTAACGAATTGCCACCAATCACGGTGGATATCATTAATCACGTGAGCGGCCTGTCAAATATCGTAGGCCACGTAACTGCAATCGGGGGCGATGCTCGCCTTATGGCATGGGACGGCAATGATGATTACTGGGTCTGGCTCGAAGTTGACGAAGATAATAAATTTAACGTCTTGGTCAACCTTGATGCCGCTCCGTCTCTTGATGACAAAGTGTTAAACGTAATCGGCTATTGTGGGTTCCACAACATTCCTTATCAAATCAATCATAAAGAGGAGATAGCGGATAATGATTGGTTCTTGGAATATGGAGATGATGATGCCAATGAAGAAAGATGAAATATTTAACCTGTCTAAAAACATAGACTTCACTGAAGCTCTGGGCGATGTTAATATGTGTGTACAGTTATATGCATCCCGCATTGCCGCTGAAGGCGAACACAGTCCAGAGGCCGTGGCCCGCGCACAACGGGTCTTGGCATCATGGGAAAGGATTAAACGCGGATGAGCGAAACAGACTTCGACAGAGCTGGTGATGAGATAAACGCCCTTATTGATGAAATGATGGACGAAGACCTCAACGCCGGTGCCGTGCTCGGTGGTATGCTCACTGCAATTGTGTTCCGCCTCATAGTCAGCTCACCAAACAGCACAACAGCTATAGGCATGATTACATCGTGCATGGCCAGCGGTGCGCGTATCGCGGCTGAATATGAGGAAACCGAAAATGAAACCTGCCATTAAACACGGTTCAAGATGCAGGTGATAAAAACCAAAAAGGGCAAAGGCTCGTATAAAAGAAAAGACCGCACTCAGCGGTCTTTTTATTTTTTAGGGGCAGAGAAAGTTTTAACCAGCCGATCCCAATATCTCTGCCCCTAACATATACCGGCCTGTAACCAAGGCTGGAAGCTAAAAATGCGATGAGCA